CACCACAAGAAGCTGGCCAAAATCTTCACGGACGTGATCGAGGGGCGCAAACTGCGCGTCATCATCAACATTGCCCCACGTATGGGCAAGTCCGAGTTCTCGTCCTACCTGTTTCCTGCTTATTTTTTAGGCAAGTTCCCTGAGAAGAAGATCATCATGGGCACGCACACCGCAGGTCTGTCTGAGGACTTTGGTCGCCGGGTACGAAACTTGCTTGATAACGAGGACTATCGTGAGATTTTTCCAAAGACTTTGGTTGCAGACGACCAGAAAGCTGCGGGGAAGTGGTCAACTTCTGCTGGTGGTCAGTATTACGCTGCTGGTGTGGGTGGTGCTCTTGCCGGTCGTGGCGCTGATCTATTTGTTATTGATGATCCCCACTCTGAGCAAGACGTAAAGGCCAACAGCCGTCTGGCTTTTGACACGGCGTGGAGTTGGTTCCAGACTGGCCCCTTGCAGCGCCTGATGCCCGGAGGGGCGATCATTATTGTGATGACGCGCTGGGGCAAACTTGACCTAACCGGGCGGCTGATCGACTACCAGACCAAGAACCCGGACTCCTTGCCGTGGGAGATTGTGGAGCTACCGGCCATCCTCAACGAGGGCACCGAGGACGAGAAATCCCTGTGGCCGGAGCAGTGGCCGCTGGCCACCTTAAAGACAACCAAGGCCTCCATCGACCCCCAGTATTGGAACGCCCAGTACATGCAGCAGCCAACGAGCAACGCTGCGGCCATAATTTCCCGCAAGCTTTGGCGGATATGGGAGCCCGAAGACCCGCCCAAGTGCGAGTACATCATCCAGTCGTGGGACACGGCGTTTGAAGCCAAGAGCCGGGCCGACTACTCCGCCTGCACCACATGGGGTGTGTTCTACAACGAGGAGGAGCGCGATCAGGCGCAGGTCATCTTGCTCGATGCGTTTAAAGACCGGATGGAGTTTCCTGAACTCAAGGCCGTGGCCTTCAAGCACTACAAGGAGTGGGAGCCCGATGCGTTCATTGTGGAGAAGAAAGCGGCAGGTGCGCCGCTGATCCAAGAACTGCGTAACATGGGCATCCCAGTGCAGGAGTTCAGCCCCAGCCGGGGCAACGACAAGATCGTGCGGGTCAACGCTATTGCCGATTTGTTTGCTTCAGGCCGGGTGTGGGCACCTGACACGCGCTGGGCGCGGGAAGTTATTGAGGAGGTTGCGGCTTTCCCTAACGGTGATAATGACGACTACGTGGATACGACCAGCCAAGCGCTGCTGCGGTTTCGCCAAGGCGGGTTTATTACACTGGACACGGACGAGAAAGACGAACCCCAATTTTTCCGTCGCAGAGCGGCGGCATATTACTAAGGACAGATCATGGCCACCAATGTAGACAAAGCCCTATACCAGCAACCAATGGGGATTGACGCGCTTGCGCAAGACGAAGCCCCGCTGGAGATCGAGATTGTTGACCCCGAAGAAGTCAACATTGGCGTGGATGGCATGGAGATCAGCCTAAAGCCGGAAAAAAAGCAGCCCACGGGCGAGGACTTTGACGCCAACTTGACTGAGTACATGGACGATGGCGACATCCAGACCATGGCCGGGGACTTGGACTCGGACATTGACAACGACAAGACCTCACGCAAGGAGTGGGAGAAGGCCTACGTTGATGGGTTGAAGCTGCTGGGCCTACAGATTGAAGAGCGCACCGAGCCGTGGCAAGGCGCTTGCGGCGTGTTCCATCCGATGATTACTGAGGCGGTTGTAAGGTTCCAGAGTGAAACGATTACTGAAACGTTTCCAGCCGCTGGGCCGGTCAAAACCAAGATCATCGGACTGGACACTCCAGAGGTAAAAGAGGCCGCAGTGCGTGTTGAAGACGACATGAACTTTGAGTTGACTGAAACGATGGCGGAGTTCCGTCCTGAGCACGAACGCATGCTTTGGAGCCTCCCGGCCACCGGTTCGGCGTTCAAAAAAGTCTACTACGACCCGAGCCTTGGCCGTCAGGTGTCGATGTTTATCCCCGCCGAGGACATCTTGCTGCCTTACGGCACAACCGACTTGGACACTTGCCACCGCATCACGCACATCATGCGCAAGACCAAGAACGAGATCATCAAACTCCAGCAGGCCGGGTTTTACTGCGACATCGACTTGCCCGACGCGCCCAAAGACCGCACGGACATCCAAAAAGCCAAGGACAAGGAAACTGGGTTCAATGACCTGAACGACGACCGGTACACACTATATGAGTGCCACGTTGACTTGGACTTGGAAGGCTACGAGGACAAAGACGACTCGGGCGAGAAGACCGGCATCATGCTGCCCTACGTGGTTACCCTAATAAAAGGAACCAACGATGTGCTGTCCATCCGCCGCAACTGGCTGGAGGACGACCCCCTGCGCTTAAAGCGCCAGCATTTTGTACACTACCAGTACATCCCCGGCTTTGGAGCCTACGGTTTTGGTCTGTTCCACCTGATCGGTGGGTATGCCAAGTCGGCCACCTCCCTCATGCGCCAGCTTGTGGACGCCGGTACGCTGTCCAACTTGCCCGGTGGCTTGAAGTCCCGTGGCCTGCGCATCAAGGGTGATGACACTCCGATTGCTCCGGGCGAGTGGCGCGATGCCGATGTGGCCAGCGGCAACATCCGGGACAGCATCCTGCCCCTTCCGTACAAGGAACCCAGCCAAGTTCTGATGGCCTTGTTGGGCCAGATCGTGGAAGAAGGCCGCAGGTTTGCGTCCACGGCGGACATGCAGGTGTCGGATATGTCGGCCAATGCCCCGGTGGGCACGACCCTTGCGCTGCTGGAGCGCCAGCTAAAGGTAATGTCGGCGGTACAGGCCCGCGTTCACTTTGCCCTCAAGCAAGAGCTAAAGCTGCTCAAGAACATCATCCGCGATTACACCGACCCGGACTACACCTATGCCCCCGAGTACGGCAGCAAGAAGGCAAAGCGTGGCGACTACGACTTGGTGGACATCATCCCCGTCTCCGATCCCAATGCAGCCACCCTGAGCCAGCGCGTTATCCAGTACCAAGCGGTCATCCAGATGGCCCAGATGGCTCCTGATATTTACGACCTGCCGCAGTTGCACCGGGGGATGCTGGACGTATTGGGCATCAAAAACGCCGACAAGCTGGTGCCAATTGAAGAGGACATGAAGCCAACTGACCCCGTGTCGGAGAATCAAGCAGCGCTCAACGGCAAGCCCATGAAAGCGTTCATGTACCAGAACCATGACGCCCACATCCAAGTCCACATGATGCTGCTGCAAGACCCGTTGATGCAGCAGTTGATTGGCCAAAACCCACAGGCTCCCAAGATCATGGGAGCCATCACGGCGCACATTGCTGAACACGCCGGGTACAAGATGCGCCAGCAAATCGAGCAGCAGTTGGGTATGCCGATGCCTCCCGAGGACGAGAAGCTCCCACCGCAGATCGAGGTGGCCTTGTCCGGCATGCTGGCCCAAGCCGCACAGCAAGTCATGCAGCAAAACCAAGCGCAAGCCGCGCAGGCGCAAGCCCAGCAACAGGCCCAAGACCCTGTGGTTCAGATGCAAATGCAAGAGCTGCCGATCAAGGCTGGGGTCAACCAGATCAAGCAAGAAGACCTCAAGCTCAAAGCGGCCAAGCTGGCTGCGGACTCCGCGCTCAACGCGGACAAACTCAAGTTGGAGGAGAAGAAAGTCTCTGGCAACTTGCAGTTAGAAGCCATGAAGGTTGGCATGCAAACCAAAAACAACGAGGCCCAACTGGCCGCGCAACAACAACGAGACGGTGTTCGCATGGGCATCGACGTTGCCAAGAGCAGAGACCAAGCCAACAACCAGCGGCAACAGTTTTTAGCACAGCTTAACCAAAGACAGGAGAAACCAACTAAATGATCCAAGACTTCGCACGCGTATTGCGCGAAAAAATACGCACCGACATGAACAACTACGCCGACGACTTGGCTGGTGGCATGTGTCGCAACTTTGAAGATTACCAAAAACTCTGCGGGACTATCTCAGGTCTAGCACTTGCAGAGCGCCATTTACTTGACCTGCTTGAGAAAGTTGAAAAATCAGATGAGTGAAATCATACTGCCACCGGGCATTACCTTGCCCAATCACATCCAACCTGCGCAAGCACCGGATGAGGATGCAAATGAAGAAACGAAAGCGGCAGCGCTACCTACCCCCACGGGCTGGAAGCTACTGTGTGTAGTACCCGAAGTCGAACAAAAGATTGCTGGTACGACACTCGATCTCGTGAGAGATACCGCAACTATGCGACAAGAAGAACACGCCACCACGGTGTTGTTTGTGTTGCGCGTAGGCCCCGATGCGTATAAAGACACGGCCAAGTTCCCCAACGGAGCATGGTGCAAGGAAGGTGACTTTGTGCTGGTGCGTACATACTCTGGTACGCGCTTTAAGATTTTCGGGAAAGAGTTCCGTCTCATCAACGACGACCAAGTTGATGCTGTTGTGCAAGACCCTCGTGGGCTGACCCGCGTTTGAAGGAGTAGTTATGGACGCATACAAGTTTCCAGACGAACTGGAAGAAGAAAAGAAAGTTGAAATCGAAATTGAAGGCGATACCGACCTTGAAATTGAAATCGAAGATGACACCCCTGAACGTGACCGAGGCCGCAAGCCTTTGGATCGGGAAGTGGCTGACCCGTCCGAGGAAGAAATCGAGTCATACTCCGACAAAGTAAAGAACCGCATCAAGGAACTTACCCACGCCCGTCACGACGAGCGCAGGAATAAGGAAGCCGTTTTGCGGGAAAAGCAAGAGCTTGAGCGTTTTGCACAGCAGTTGTTGGCCGAGAATAAAAACCTCAAAAGCAACGTACACAAGGGGCAGGAAGCAGTCATTGCAGGCGCACAGCAACAGGCTGAAACTGCACTTGAAATTGCCCGCCGTGAACTGCGGGCCGCACAGGAAGCGTTTGACACAGACGCCATCCTCAAGGCCCAAGAAGCAGTAATGGATGCCAAAATTCGGGTGGAACAGACAAAAAATTTCCGCCCACCCTCTTTACAGCAGGAAGAATTTGAAGTACAAACGCCCCAAGTCCAAGCAAGACCCCCTGTACCGGATGAAAAATCACTGCGCTGGCAGGCAAGAAACCAGTGGTACGGAGCGGATGGTTTTGAGGAATACACCAGCTACGCACTAGGGCTGCATAAAAAGCTAGTTCAAAACGGGGTTGACCCTCGCTCTGATGATTATTTCGAGAAAATTGATTCTCGCATGAAGTCCACGTTCCCCGAGTTATTCGGTGAAGTTAAGGACAAGCCTACGTCCGGTGAGGTTCCCAAACGACCTACTACCGTGGTTGCTTCTGCCGCTCGTTCGACGAGTGCAGGAAAAGTCAAACTGACTGCTACGCAAGTTGCGTTGGCTAAAAAGTTCGGTTTAACCCCGCAGCAATATGCTGTACAAGTAGCGAAATTGGAGAATCAAAATGGCTGAAGTTCAAACCCGTACAAATCGTGACCTAGCGACACGCGAGAAATCTGTTCGATATGTGTATACACCGGCCAGTGCTTTGCCTGACCCAACACCTGAACCCGGATGGCAATACCGTTGGGTTTCAACTGCCCTACTGGGCGACGAAAAGGTGATGATGACCAACGTCTCCCGCAAAATGCGTGAGGGGTGGGTTCCAGTCAAAGCAGAGGATCATCCTGAGTTGATGCTACTTGGAAATGCAAAGACCGGAAACGTGGAAATCGGTGGCCTCATGCTCTGCAAGATGCCAACGGAAAAAGCCCGTGCCCGCGACGAGTATTTTGAAGATCAAGCACGCAACCAGATGGAGTCGGTGGATAACCATTTCATGCGAAATAATGACCCGAGAATGCCGTTGTTTGCAGATCGCAAGTCTTCGACAACACGCGGATCGGGATTCGGTTCTGGTTCAAAGTAATTAGGAGTTTTTATGTCAACTGTCCAAGCCCCTTACGGCCTACGTGCCGTAAACGAGTTGGGTGGACTGCCGTACGCCGGTAGCACCCGTACTTTTTTAATTGACCCCGCTGGTACAGCGTCCAACATGTACAACGGTACTGTGGTGGCTGTTAATACCTCGGGTTATTTGTATCCCGTAACCAATGTCGGCAGCGCTGCTGACCCCTTCCCCGCTGGCGTTGTCGGCGTGTTTGTGGGTTGCTCGTATGTCAACGCTCAAGGTCAACAAATCTACGCTCAGTACTACCCCACCGGCACAACCGGCGTGGTGACTGCATACGTGGTTGATGATGACCGTGCAGTGTTCCAAGTGCAGGCCAACGGCTCTTTGGGCCAAACCGCACTAGGTGCAAACGTAGTGTTTGCTGCTGCTCAAACCGGCTCTACCACTACTGGCAATTCGACCACTGCTGTAAGCACCACGCTTGCTGCAACTGCGACAATCGCCTTTAAGGTTGTTGGTTTTGCTTCTGGCCCCGGCGATGCTTTCACTGATCTGCTGGTTAAGTTCAACGTGGGTTCACATGCCTACAATACCGGCCTTGGTGTCGCGTAATAAGGAGTAATTCAAAATGGCTATTTCACGCGCACAACTATTGAAAGAACTGCTGCCCGGCTTGAACGCTTTGTTCGGCATGGAGTACGCTCGTTATGGCGAAGAGCACAAAGAAATCTACGAAACCGAGAAATCGGAGCGTAGCTTTGAAGAAGAAACCAAGCTTGCTGGTTTTGGCGCTGCTCCCGTCAAAAACGAGGGTCAAGCAATTGCGTACGACAATGCGCAAGAAGCATTCACCGCACGCTACAACCACGAAACCATCGCTTTGGGCTTCTCGATCACCGAGGAAGCTGTGGAAGATAACCTGTATGACAGTTTGTCTGCCCGCTACACCAAGTCGCTGGCTCGTGCTATGGCGTACACCAAGCAAGTTAAAGCCGCCTCCGTTGTCAACAACGGTTTCAGTGGTTCGTACTTGGGTGGTGATGGTGTGTCCTTGTTTGGTGTGAACTCCTCTAGCTCACAAGTGGGTCACCCACTGGTCGGTGGCGGTGTTAACCAGAACGCTCCTGCCACCGCTGTGGACTTGAACGAAACCTCGTTGGAAAATGCTGTGATTCAGATCGCTGCATGGGTTGACGAGCGCAATCTTTTGATCGCCGCCAAGCCCCGTAAGATGTTGGTTCCTCCAGCACTCATGTTCGTTGCCAAGCGTTTGCTGGACACCGAACTTCGCGTTGGTACGAACGACAACGACATCAACGCACTGAAGCAGATGGGCGCAATCCCTGAAGGCTACACCGTTAACCACTTCTTGACCGACCCGAACGGCTGGTATTTGATTACCGATGTTCCCAACGGCATGAAGCACTTCGAGCGTATCGCCCTGCAAAACAGCATGGACGGCGACTTCGATACCGGTAACGTGCGCTACAAGGCCCGTGAGCGTTACAGCTTCGGTTGGTCTGACCCTCTGGGTATGTGGGGTTCTGCTGGAGCCTAAAAGCTCTGGCACCCAATAAAGGCCCCTTCGGGGGCCTTTTTTATTTATTGCACAACCCATAAAACCGTGATATATTGCAACCACTCCGGGGTTTCCGGTGCATCAAACTGTCCCGGCAGACGACATACCGATTGATGCGCTTATCTTGTATGTAAGGACAATCTATCATGGCAGTTTCTACCACCCAGAGTATTTGGCGTTCTGGCGGCGGCGATCAATCCCGCGCCGCTTACTGTGGCTCCGGCGTCATGGCCGCGACTTTCTACATCCCCGCTGCTGGTACTGCTGGTAACGTGCAGGCTTCTGCAACCAATACCGCCCGTGTTGTTCTGCCTGCTGGCGCAGTTCCTTTGAACATCATCATCAACGACACCGGCACAGGTCAAATCGACTTGGGTTTTACTGACGGAACCACCCCTTCGGCAAACGGCTTGCTCAATGACGCAACCGTTACGGCCATCGCTTCGATTGCTGCCGGTGCTACCGGCTCGGGTGCATCGCTGGGCACCGTGTTGAGCGCAACCAAGAACGTGACAATCACCAACGCTGTTGGTGGCACACCGGGAACCGGCACTGTCGGCGGCGTGATCGTGTACTACGTCACTGACCCGTACGC